CAATAAGATGAAAGGAAATAATGATAGCTACCGATAAGGTAAGAAGACTTATTCAAATCGCAAAGATGCTTGACAATAGTCAAATTATCTCTGAGGACTTAAAGAAGTTAATACCCTTAAATATCGATAAGGAGAAGAACGACTATACTACTAACAAATTAAGAGATCTTTATACTGAAATGGGCGTTAAAGCCACACCAGTTACTGATCCTAATTGTAGAGTATATAATTCTGTCCAGTTCGATACTTGGGATTCTATTGACCTCCTCATAGTCAACCAGAGAATGGTTTTACTACGGGAAGCATTAGAGCTCCTTGGATATCGGTCCACCAGCATTCCGAAAGGTTCTGCTGATGTTATTATTCCCTAACTTCCTTGTTGATCCCTCATTCTTGACAGTGGGCTCGCCGCCCTCTGCTAACCATTAACCACATCCGAAAGGAGCAGTTATGCGACAACAATTATCGAAAGATAAGTGGAGTCAGTTAGAGAGAGGAGCTCGGTATCGCCTTGTAGCCATAGGTCTACCCCATTACATGATAAATCCTTTAGTGGATTTAACATTTAAGTGGGTTAGAGAAAATGGACCAGAATGGACCGCTTCTAGGCTCAAAGCCTATAAGTTAGACTTGATCCGCCGTAAGGCAGGTCTACCGTCTGAATTGGGTGGTCAATGGATTCGAAAGAATCGCATTGGTTTCCCATTCGGTGTATTTGGTTCCGTAATGAGATGGTGTCTGCTAGAAGGATCAGGAAAGAATTCTCGAAAGAGATTTAATTCTTGTCTTCAAGCACTCAACATCGCTTCTCTATTCATATCTGAAGAAGTGACTAAGTCACAACTTCAGAAATTTATGGATGGCGTTAATTGTGATCCGAATGATAATTTAGAACCATCATTCTACCACAGTTATTCTCTGTTTGTGAAGCGTCATTTTCCGCTTCACACAGTCACTAGGGGTCATAATACTCTTCTTGAATATAGAGGTTCACCTAACAAGTGGGCTCCTATTTTTCATTCGAGTACTAGGGTTCATCAATCAGATAACATAATGGCAGAAATGCTATATGCCTCTGGTCGAGAAAACTACACATTTGCCTGGAAATACAATGAGCTTTACGCTCCTGTAACTCGCGGCATACGTGGTCCTCTAGTAAGGTTGAAGGTTAATCCTGACAAACACATGTATGGAGGTGAATGTCACTTCCTGCAGGAACCAGGTATGAAATTGCGATCAATCGCATCTCCATATCGGATTCATCAGTTGGCACTCAAACCTATTGGCGACGCTATCTATAGCATTGTCAAAAAGTTAGAGTGGGATTGTACATTCAATCAGTCTAAAGCAATACCTTGGATCCAGAGATCCTTGTCAGAAGGTAGGAAGGTTCATTCCATTGATTTAACTGGTGCGACAGACTACTTCCCTCTCGGGTTGCAGCTTGAAACACTTCGTTCTATCTTTGGTGATATTATTGATATCAACCTTATTGAGGAGATATCCCGTCTTAGATGGAAATCTGAGTTCGGTGATATTCAATGGAAGCGTGGCCAACCCTTAGGTTTATACCCAAGTTTTGGTATGTTTACATTAACTCATGGTTTGTTACTTCTTTTCCTTCTTGGGAAAGAGTACAACCATGAATTCTTCATTGTTGGTGATGATGTAATAATACTTGATGATACCTTGTTCACTAAATACACTGATATTATGTCAGTTATGAAGTGTCCATGGTCTCCTCAGAAATCCCTATCTAGCACCCTCCTTGCGGAGTTTGCTGGTAAGGTTATAACTGAAGATCAAGTCCTTCCTACTTACAAGTGGAGAAAGATGTCTAACGACAACTTTCTTGACATTTGTAAGAATCTGGGCCCACAGTCAATTGTGCTATTGACAGCACAACAGAAAAAGATCTTTAACAGTGTTAAAGGTCTTTTGGAACCTATTGGCCTCAACTTTTCATATCCAGGGTCAAACCTGACTAATATGATGATCGAGACTGATAAGTTTCTGCGTGTGTGTGAAGAGCACGTAATGGGATCACTTGTTGATCTCACTCGTGTTATCCATAAGAATTCTTATGGTAGTAACACACCTTATTCTCTTGATCCAATAGTGGTTCAAGAAATAAAGGAAACCTTCGACGTGAAGGTTTTCAACGTATTCAGACAGACAGTGTTTCATAGACTTGAGTCTATTTGGCACTGTGTTGCTGATATACCCGAGGCCCTAGGTTTGTCACCTAGGTTACCTCCAGAGATATCTCACCCTTCACGGGTAAGTACTCTGCAGCGGTATAAGAGACTAGTTAAGCTACAAAATCGTAACTGAAC